GGCAATTATTTCCTAAGCTACTGTTATTCATTCAACCAACTATTAGATATTAACAATGTTACGAGTATAGGCAGTCAGTTCCTAAGCTACTGTTATTCATTCAACCAACCACTTGATATTAGCAATGTTACGAGTATAGGCAGTCAGTTCCTAAGCTACTGTTATTCATTCAACCAAAACATATCAATTCCAAGTAATTTAACCAGCATAGGAACAAACTTTATGGAACGCTGTTATTCCTTATCAACTATAACTTACAATGCCACTGTTTTTCCAACAGATGACAACACACTCGCACAAAATCAAAACTCTAAAACATCTACTAATGGTGCTGGAATTCTAGTTTTTGGAACACAAAGAGCAGGGCTTTTAATAGCATTGCCAGACAGAGCAACAGATCCATATAGAAAATTGATTGATGGGGGTGCAGACTAATGATTATAAAAGAAACTATAAAGATTTTAGACCATACAATTTATAAAAATCATAGTGATAATGGTGTATATATAAGAAATAAGACAAACGGAACTCTTTGGACCGCTGTAAATTCTTCGATAGATTATGATTATGAAGAAACTGACAAACCGATAGAGGAGAGAGAAAATGATACAACTAACAGCACCGAAACACTACCAATATAGGCATATAGCGACAAATCAGATTATAGGCAAGACACTATATTTTTGCGATTGGGCGGATTATGCGAAGTACGAACTTGTTTATTGCAATAAATATTTGAAAAGCGGTATTTTAAAAAAAGCAATTAGTTTGACAAATCCACAAAAATATGGTATATGGAATTTAAGGAGTAAAATTATGAATATTGATTTAGAAAAAATTAAAGCAGAGCAACAAGAAGAAATTGTTGAAATTAAGGAGTAAAAAATGGCACTTATAGGAATAACTTGTAATAATAATGACACAGTCGACACGCCAAGTAAAATTGGCAGAACGCCACCATTTATAGACGCAATAGTTAAGGCGTTTAGTTTTGTGGAAGATACGGGCATTTTTGATTATGCAGACGATTGCTCTATAACAATACCGATTGACTATGTTAGTGCGGTTGGTTATGGCAGAGTAACTTTTAACGAGGGTTTTGGATTTATCAAAGGACGGGCATTTTATATCGAGCAAGGCACAACACTTGATATTCCGCTAACAACAACAACGGGCGGAAGCATTGGCGTTAAAGTTGACTTAACAAAAAGTGCTGGGCTGGAATTTGCATTTTATAGCAAAACAACGCAGACACTGACACAAGACGACTTAATTGAAAATAGAGCAACGGGTGTTTATGAATTTGAGATTTATAAATACACTTGTGCCGATAATGTGATAACTTTGGGAGCACAGGCAACTTTGCGAACAATTAAGTTAAAAGATTATTTAAACGGAGCGAATTTTATCACACAACCTTTGGGAGATGATACTAAAAAAATCGCCACAACGGAATTTGTGCAAAACGGATTAGATGACATTATAAATATAAAGCAAGGCAACATTATGTTTGGCAGTGATGTTGTCGGAACTGTTTATCGCCAAGTTAATTTTGTTTATGGTAAAATATCAAATTGGGATAGGGACGATTTATTTCAAACTTTTACAATACCAGTGGGGTTTAGACCCAAAACAAAAACTAGATGTGGTTATGATATAAGTTATGCTATTGCATTTGCAATAGCAGGTGGCACTTCTCCTGTTTGTTATGTAAATACAAACGGAAATATTGAATTTGATAACAGGACTGCTTTCGGGAATACTAAATTGCGTGGTATATATTTTGGCTATGAAATAACATAATGTTTCACGTGAAACAATAGGAGAGAGAAAATGAACGAAGATTTAGACGAAGTTCAAGCACAAATAGATAAGAAAAAAATGGAAATGCAAACTACTAACATTTTTGATAGAAAAAAAGCAGTTGCTATTGTTGAAGAAAAACCTAAAAACGAGAGTGATGAACTTGTCAATAATATGTTTACGGAAGCGGTTAAATATGAAGTCGCAAATAATGAAGAATTGCAAGATGAAGTGTTAGACACGGCAAAGCAATTTACAAAAACAAAAATGCAGATAATAAAAACCGATGTTGATACGGAACACAAAGAAGCGGTATTTAACAATCGAAAAGACGCTTGCGAAAGTTATGGTTTTAGCGAAAAAACAACACCAACTTGGGCGACAAAAGCAATGACTTGGGGTTATAATGTAATGCTTGCGATTTGGTTGTTTATTGGTACATTCACTTTTATGCCAGTTATTTTTATAGCAAAGAAAATATCGGTTGGATTAAAAAACACTTGGCTTGCAGTTTTATTTGCATTATTATTGTATGTAGGTATAACTTTTGGAATACCATTATTATTAACATTATTATAGTAATCCCACAATTTATTTTGTGTTATTATATATAGACCGTTGGGAAACGGACATAAAAAATCTAAAAAAGGAGGATTTCAAAATGGAAAGAATTGCATTAGAAAACTATGAAGCAGAATTTAATTTTGTAAAATCACAATTAGATAATTTGCAAATAGAAATTAATAAAGAGAAAGAAAATATTGTTTCTAAATTTGAAATTGCTAAAAATGAAGAACTTGCGATAGTTGATGCTAAATTTGCAGACAGAACTACAAAACTAAATAATATGTTTTTGGAAGTTTCAACAGAAGCAGAAATAGAAGAAATTGTTGAAGCAACAGAAGAAGTTGAAGAAAATGTTATTGAAGAAGTAGCCCAAGAACAAACCGAAGTGTTTCAAGGGGAATAAAATGGCAAATATGGAAAAACAATCAATTGTAAAAAAATTCCTTTTTTCAGGTGGCAGTTGGGCATTATTTACAATGTTTGTTTGGGAACTACTGGAAGAAACATTCGAAAGTTTACTTGCTTATGCTTTGTCTAGTGCAGTTGCCATTTTTGTTACAAAAGTATTATCAACCCTTGCCATAATAACCGCGACGCAAGGATTAAAAGTAATTATAAAGCGGTTTTTATACCCTTTAATTAAAAATTTTATAAAGGAGAGAAATATAAAAATGAAATGGTTAAAAAATGTTTTCAAGTTTTTGTGGGCAAATAAAATAACAATTTGTTCAATGATTATAGGCGGAGTTGCTGGTTATTTTGGTGCTTATTATCTAGCAATAACTTATCTAATGGCTGATATGTTTGCAATTTATTTTATTTCTGGCGGAACGGCATTAATCTGTGCGTTACTGTCAATTTATTTGGGCGGAGAAACTATTGCAGAATATGTTAAACGGATTGCAATAGCAAAACTTAGTAAAGAAGACCAAGCGAAAATAAACAATGTAATCAACACAACATTAAATGCAGTTGAACTTGCCAAACTTGAATTAGAAAAATTTGAAAAAGCTAAACTTGAAGCAAAAGCAGACCTTTTGGCAAAGCAAGAAAATGAAATTGAAAATCTTGCAAAACAGAAAATATTAGCAGAAAATAACCCAGAAAATTAACAATGTTTCACTTAGAACAAAATAAGGAAAGCATATGGGATATAATTTATATTCTTTAACCGAAAATCAATTATTAGATTTATGTAAAGAAAAATTATTTGATAGAAAAAGCACTGAAATAGTTATTAAAAAAATTATTTATGATGAAGATGCAAAACCTTTCAAAGTCGCTAAATACTTTTTATAAATATATAAGAGAGTTTAATCGCTCTCTTTTTTTATTAAAAAAATAAAAAGAAATTTTTAAAAAGTGTTGACAAATGATTTTATATGATTTATAATGAATATGTAAAAGGGGGGAAAAATGGAAAATATGATTGACAAAAACAAAGTTTGTGAAGAGTTAAAAATATCGAAACAAACGCTTGAAAGGTATATGCGAAATGGCAAAATACCATACTTCAAGTTTGGCAGTTCAAAAAATAGCAAAGTGCTATTCAAGGAACAAGACATAATTGAGTATGTCCAAAATTATTATAAAAAGGGAGAATAAAAATGGAAGAAAGAATATTAAAAACCATTAACATAAAAGGTAAAGAATATGTAATGGTTAATGAAAGAATTAAAGAATTTAGATTAAATGAAAAATACAAAAATTTTGCACTAATTAGCGAAATTGTAAAACTAACTGATGATGAGGTTGTCATTAAAGCAATAGTATATGATGAGAACGGATTACAAAAAGCAACTGGGTTGGCACACGAAATTCAAGGTTCAAGTATGATTAACAAAACAAGTTTTATTGAAAATTGTGAAACTTCTGCTTGGGGGCGTGCTTTGGGAAATCTTGGAATTGGCGTTGATAATAGCATAGCAAGTTTTGAGGAAGTTGATACGGCGATTAAAAAACAAAATCTAAAAATAACCGAAGACCAAAAGCAAAAATTGACACAATATAAAGTTGATTTGGAAGAAGTTAGAAAATATTTCAAAGCAAACACTATTGACGATATCTTAATGGTAGACGCCCAAAGAATAATAACCAAAAAGCAATATGAAAATTTGCCTGAAATTAAAGTTGAATAGGTATAAAAATGGAAAAAACAACAACACACATTAAGCGAGCAGAAGATACTATCAAAATTCAAGCACAATTGGTGGCTCTTTTGCCCGAATTGGCAAAGGGTGGAACATTCGATTGCACGATTGAAAAACACCGCGAGAAACGTAGTTTAGACGCAAATGCTTATTTTCACTTATTAATTGATAAAATGGCAAAAGTGCTTAAATGTGGTACAACTGAACTTAAAATTAAAATGAATTTAGAATATGGCAGTCCTGCATTAATGTCAAATGGTATGAAATTTGCTATTAAAGTTCCAAAAGGCGAAGATATAACAAGATTTTATAATTATGCAAAATGGTATGGAGAAGCAACTGAAAATGGGGTTGTATTAGATAAATATATGTTATATAAACCAACACATACATTAAACAGTAAAGAGATGGCATTTTTGATTGATAGAGTTATTGATGAAGCGAAAGGTTTAGGCATACAAACATTAGATGAACAAGAACTTGATAACTTAATAAAAAATTATGGTGTAAAATAGTTGACAAGAACTTTCGCTTTTTATATAATATAAAGTATAAAAGGAGAAAGTTATGAAAAATTTAATTGGATTAAAATTTGGAAAATTGCTTGTTTTAGAAAGGGTTGATGATTACATTAGACCAAATGACCACAAAGGAAGACCTAGATATAAATGTTTATGTGAATGTGGCAAGATAACATATGTTATTGGCTCATCATTAACTTATGGTATTACAAAAAGTTGTGGTTGTAATATGGGAAAAAATTTATTAAAACACGGATTTTCTCGTAAAGAAAAATTATATAATGTTTGGAAAAATATAAAAGCAAGATGTAAAAATAATAAGTATTATGGTGGTCGTGGGATAAAAATTTGCGATGAATGGAAAAACAATTATACAGTGTTTAGAAATTGGGCAATAAATAATGGATATAATGAAAATTTAACTATTGACAGAATAGATGTAAATGGTGATTATGAGCCAAATAATTGTAGGTGGGTTAATAATTTTATTCAAGCAAATAATAAAAGAAATAATGTTTATTTAACTTATAAAAATGAAACAAAAACAGTTCATCAATGGGAAGAAATAGTAGGCATTAAAGCAACTACTATTAAAAGAAGATTGCGACTAGGTTGGTCTGTTGAAAGAGCATTAAGAGAAAAATCATATATTGGTAAAAATCAACATAGTAAGACACCAGACAAAATAGCAGAAATTAAAATCATTATGGGTAAATAATGAAAAGCATATTACAAAAAAATAGAGAATGCTTTATAACGGGTTGCACTTCTGCACTTCACAAACACCATATATTTTTTGGCACTAGCAATAGAAAAAACAGCGAAAAATATGGATTGTGGGTATATCTAATACCAGAACTCCACAATACAACTAATAACGGAGTGCATTTTAACAAAGAATTAGATTTGCTTTGTAAGCGAGCAGGGCAACTTGCTTTCGAACGAGTTCACGGAACACGAGAAGAGTTTTTAAAAATATTTGGGAGGAATTATCTATGAATTTTAGACAAATAAAAGCAATAGAAAAAAGAAACAAAGAACGAATTTTAAAAGTTTGTCCTAGCATAAATGAAAATTGTGGAATTTATATTTTAACACGAGAAGATAGCGGATTAAAATATGCATATATTGGCCAGGCAAAACACTTGTTGACAAGATTAGCACAACATTGTAGCGGATATCAACACATTGATTTATCAATAAAAACTCACGGATTTTATAGTTTAGAAAATAAAACAGGTTGGAAAATTGATTTTATTGAGTGTTTTGATTTAGATAATGAAGAACAAAGACTTATACTATACTATGCGGATTTGGGGTATCAGTTGCGTAATAAGACTGCTGGTGGACAATCTACTGGGAAAGTTGTAATTGATGAAATTAGGGCAAAAAAAGGCTATCAAAACGGGCTTCAACAAGGTTATTTGAATGCACAAAAGAAAATTGCAAAATTATTTGATAAAAACCTTGTATTTGCAATTAATGGAAAAACAAATAAAAACAAAGAAAAGGCATTTGAAAAATTTAAAGAATTTATAAATATTAAGGAGAATAGAAATGATTGAAAACAACAAACGCCCAAGTCAATGCGAACGAATTATAAAATATCTTAACGAATTTGGGAGCATAACACAACTTGAAGCATTGCAAGATTTAGGCATTATGAGGTTGGCAAGCAGAATTAGCGAAATACGGAAAAATGGAGTTAATATTTGTGGAGATATAATTGAAGTTAAAAACAGATATGGCGAAATATGCCGAATAAAAAAATATAAATTAGGAGAAGAAAATGAATAAAATAGAAAAGTTATTACTTGAAAAAGATTTTAAACCGAATTTAAAGGGTTTTGACTACATTGTTGAGGCAATAGAACTTATACAGCAAGATAAAGAATATTTAAGGTCAATTACTAAGAAATTATATCCAACAATAGCAAATAACCATAATGACACTGTTTCAAGGGTTGAACGTGCAATAAGACACGCAATACAATGTGCCAAAATTGGAAACACAAACGCCGAATTTTTGGCAAGAACAATTATTGAATTAAAAGGAGATATATAAAATGCAAAAATTTATATGTATAGGCAATTTAACAAAAGACCCCGATTTAACTACCACAACAAGTGGGTTAAGCGTGGCAAAATTTACGGTGGCTGTTCCAAGGAAATTTAAGAACGCACAAGGCGAGAAAGAAGTTGATTTCCTTAATGTTGTTGTTTGGCGAACTCTCGCAGATAACTGCGGTAAATACCTTAAAAAAGGCAGTAAATGTTGCGTTGTGGGACAAGTTCAAAACCGTTCATACGAAGCACAAGATGGAACTAAAAAATATATTACAGAAATTGTTGCCGAAGAAGTAGAATTTTTAAACACAAAAACAAGTGAAGAAAATTATACAAAAGGTAAAGTTGCTGAAACAACTAAAATTGAGCCTATTGATGATGATGCTCTTCCATTCTAGGAGTATAAAATGATAAAAGTAATAAAAAGAGAACAAGGTTATACTATTGTTAAATGCAATAATTGTGGAAAAGAGTTTGGAGTTAGTAGCATTAGGGGTTATGTTTATAAAAATACAAAAAACATCTTTTGCAGTTATTCGTGTTCGCAAGAATATAAAAAAAATAACAAAACTAGAAAATGTAATGTAATGAATTAATAAATTATTACAAACAATTAAAAATGTTTTAAAATTTAATTGACAAATAAAAAACAATGATTTATAATTACAGAGTACAAAAGTAAAGTACAGTGTCCTATGTTATTAGATACCGATAATAACATATCGACTTAATAGCATAGGCGAAATTAACCCTTACAACGAAAAATCACGGTATTGATTGAGTAATTGTTGGGGTTTTTTAATAAAAAAGGGGGGAAAATGGTAGAAGATAAAAAATTTTATTGGATTAAATTAAAAGATGACTTTATGTCAGGTGATACTATTGATTTTTTAATGGGACAGAAAAACGGTGCTGAATATGTAGTATTATATCAAATGTTATGCCTAAAAACAAAAAACACAAATGGAGAACTAGGAACACAAGTGGGAGAAATTATTGTTGAATATAACGATGAAAAAATACAAAGAGACTGTAAATATTTTAGCATTGATACAATAAGAGTGGCACTTGAAATTTATAAAAAATTAGGATTAGTATATAGGCAAGAAAGTGGATTATTAAGAATAACAAACTTTGAAGAAATTGTTGGAAGTGAAACTTACTGGGCAAAACAAAAAAGAGAAAAAAGAAAAGAATTAAATTTATTGGAAAACGTCCAAAATTTGTCCAAAGAAAGTCCAACCTATAAAGATATAGATAAAGATATAGATAAAGATATAGATAAAGATATAGATAAAGATATAGATAAAGATATAGATAAAAAAGATGTTAAACATATTTATGGAGAATATAAACATATATTATTGACAGATAAAGAATTAGAAAAGTTAAAAGATGATTATGGCGAACAAAAAGCAAAAGATGCCATAAAATATCTAGACGAAGCAATAGAAATGAAAGGTTATAAATATAAAAGTCATAATCTTGCTATTAGAAAATGGGTTATTGATGCAATAAAAGAAAAAAGCACAAACAATAAAAAAGAAAAATCAATTATTGGCGATGTTGAAAGAATGTCGAAATATATGTAGGAGAAAAAAATGAAAAATAACGAATTATTAATTGTATATGCTTATGCAAAAAACATATGGAGCAGTTTTAAATTGCCAGAAGCAGAAGAAGATATAAAAATGATGAATAAGGTGTGGTATGATTTTTTAAGTGAATATGATATTGAAATTATTTTAACAGCAATTAGGAAACATTCAACAGAAAGCGATTTTTGTTCGATATCGAAAATAGCGAATTTATGTGATAATATTTATAGAAAAATAAATAATTTGATAATTGATGAAGATGAAGTTTTTAGAGAAATAAGAAATGCGATTGATTATTCTAATTGCAAAGAGAACTTTCAAAAACTATCTGATTTTGCAAAAGAAATAGTAGGACATCAAGCATATTTAGCAAAATGGGCATTAGAAGGAAATACTGCATTGCGTGAAACATTATTGCGAAAAGAAATAGCAAGAACGATTGGAAAGAAAGAAAATGAAAGAATTATATCAAAAAATCAAACACTTGTGCTAGAAAATCAAACATTATTGCCTAAAAAATAAAAAAAACAATATATTTAGTAAAATTAAAAAAAATAATTGAAAAAACTAAAAATAATTTAAAAAAGTGTTGACAAATAAATTTATATGTTGTAAAATGAATATATAAGATGATAAACATCTTAAAAAAGGAAGGTAAAAATGGAAAATATACAACAAAGACAAAAAGATTTAAAATTTTACTGTTGGCAGTTAAAAATTGAAACGGCAGAACACTTGCAAAAATTTAAAAACAAATTTAAAATTAAAGGCTTTGAAACACTTTTGCAAAAACTAGCGAGAGAATACAATGGTAAAACATACAACAAAATAAATTTTGGGAGTTGATAGCAAAGAAACACTTTGTAAAATTAAAGACAAAAAGTTAAAAGGGGATAGTGATGAATAAACAGGAATTTATAAAAATATTAAATCAATATCAAAAACAGAATAAAGAACACGGTGCTGATATGGAGTTTAATAAGGGTTATTACACAATATTAAATGCAATAGTTGAACTCGCCGAACAACTCGACGAGCCAAGCCGGGAGGAGTGCAGATTGGTAGCAAACGAATATAACATTTGCAGTTGTTGCGACTACAATATGAATAATTTAATAAAAGATATAGTGACTGGGTGTGACAAAGACGAGTGCGACTACGACTGCGATGGAGCTGTGGTGCATCAGATTTTTTGGACATCAAAATATATGAACTACTGCCCGAACTGCGGTGCGAAGATTAAAAAGGAGAAGAGAGATGAACTCAGTAAATAAAGATATTACATTAACATATGAATTTGATGAATTGGATTTAGATTTTGACTACAAAGTTGACCTTAATGAATGTGAATATCCTATTACTTTGGCGATTGAAAAACAATATGAAGGTAAATTGAGCAATGAAGGAATAATTGCGATTGAAGTCTATTTAGGGAAATTATTTGAAGATTGCGACCTTGAACTAAAAAGAGAACTTGCAAATTTTTATTACGAACAAATCAAAGACCATTATTACGATGACGCAAGGGAACAATTTTTGAACGATTATAGTTACGAAATAGAAATGGCAAAAAAAGAAGCGGAAGATTACGAAAACGAACGAAGCAGAGATAGGCGAGAATTGTAGCAACACCCCGAAGAAATTTGAAAGATTTATAAAAGGAGAAAAGCAATGAAAATAGATAAAAATTATAAAGGATTGGAAAGATTAGATAACGGAGATTACTATCTAAGCGGAGAGATAAGAACTGAGGAAGAATTAGTAATTGAATTAGACGATAGACTTAAGGTTGAAAAAGGTGTATATGCACAGAGTATAAAAATAAATACAACATTGATTACAGGCGATGGAATTACGGCAGGCGATGGAATTAAGGCAGGCTGGGGAATTAAGGCAGGCTGGGGAATTACGGCAGGCTGTGGAATTACGGCAGGCGATGGAATTAAGGCAAAGACATTTATCAGTTCACAAAAACGGATATTCGCAGGCATCTCAATCTACAGAAATTCTATTGAATGTGATAAAACGATTAAGTGTGCAGAATTACAGAATGGAGAGATTGCGTATGGTGAGTTAATAATCACGGAGAAAGAAAAGGGAAAGGAGAAAAGCAATAACTAAACAAATGGAGGAATTAGGATGGCTATAACAAAAGAACAACACGAAGCAGAGATAGGCGAGAATTATAGCAACAAGTCGCAGAAAGCGAATGAGCGGAGGATAAACAAAATGAAAATAGAACAATTTATAGAAGCGACAAAGGAAAGGGAGTAAATATGAGAGAGAACATAGGGCTGTTTAAAGCAAAACGAATAGATAATGGAGAATGGGTTGGAGGATATTATTTATGCGATAATTTAAAAAACAATGATATGCAAAACGATTACGAAAGACATTTAATATCCAGCATTGAAAAAGAAACGCAAACAAATACGATTAAAACAATGTTTTACGAAATTGACCCAAACACACTATCACAATATACAGGATTTAAAGACAAAAATGGAAACAAGATTTTTGAGAATGATATTCTAGATTATTGGGAAAATGGAAAAGAAAACATAAAACAAAGATTAAAAGTATTTTATGAAAATGGACAATTTGCAGTAGACCATTATGCAATAAATTTATTAAATAGTAGAAATATGAGCAGTGAAATCATAGGAAATAAATTTGATAGCCCTGAGTTATTAGAAAAAGGTGGTGCGTAGTGAAAAATAAATATGAAATATTGAAAGGTGGATTTGGTTTAATTTATATCAAAGATAAGCCATATTATTATGTAGTTGATAAAGGTTTTTGTATCGTTGAATTTGATGAATGGAATTTTATCGACAATAACTATATCAAAATCAATTATGACCCAATTACTGGGGAAAAACTTATAACTGACAATGAACTTAAGCAATTTATTAAATTTGAAAAAAAGCAAATTGCAAAAAGAAAAGCCCAAATAAAATATATGAATACTTACAGAGATATGAAAGATAAAGAATATAAGCAATCACTAATTGATGAATTTGGAAAGGAAGAAGCCGACATAATTTTATCAAAAGACAATACTCCTCATATTATTTCTTCTAGTTTGTTTAATAATTGTACATCCTTTAATAAACCAATACAATTAAATGATTATGATTCTGGAAGAAGTCTATATATTGAAAAGTTAAGGGAAGAGAGATTAAAACATAAGTGAATGTGTTGAAGATATATAATAATAGAGTCCAAGTAAAAGGAGTAAAGAAATGAGAGAAAACATAGGGCTGTTTAAGGCGAAAGGCAACAAGTTTTCGGGGGTGCGAGATGAGTAGGTTGAGTGGTAGAGAACAGGCAGTTTGGGATAAAAGAAACGCTGGCTTAACTTTTAAGCAAATTGCAAAAGATTTAGGGCTTTGTCCAGCAACTGTGAGTTTTGCGTATCGAAAAGCATATCGAAAAATTGAATACGAAAACGAAAGGTTAAAGCCAACTGAACTCGAAGTCTACAAAAGGGCGTTGGAAATTACTTGTAATACGCTAGAACAAAAATATATGTTTGCACAAGATAAAAACACCAGAAAAATTATACCACTTAATGAATATTTTTTAAACGAAGCACGAAAGGAGGTGGAAGAGTAATGATAGCAGAAGAAATGTTTATTCGATATTGGTTTTGCACTAATAAAAAGGTTTTAATGATAAACGAACTTAAAGATGCGCTTTATAAAATTTGGTTAGAGGTTGTAGAAAAATTTAAAAACTACAATTTAGAAGATAAATGGTTTAGAGTTGGCGATTATTATAAAGAAAGAATTATTAAAGGAGAAAGTTTATGAGAGAAATTTTATTTAAAGCAAAACGAATAGATAATGGTGAGTGGGTTGAGGGTTATTGTCTTCAAGATGTTTTAAGAAATTCATCAACAGAAAAAGATATAACACGACATCTTATAGCAACATTAAAAAAAGAAACTCAGTCTAAAATAATAAAAACTTATTTTTATGAAGTTGACCCTAAAACCATCTCACAATACACAGGCTTAAAAGACAAGCACGGCAACAAAATTTTTGAGGGGGATATTATAAAGTGCGCTATTGAAGACCCTTGCACAGGAAAAATATATAAATATTTTGATTGCATTGTTAAGTATTGCAAAACAACAAATGCTTGGGGCTGGTATGGGATAGACGAACGAAGTGTGTTAAATAAAATACCACCACAACAGAATTATATAGAAGTCATCGGCAATATTTTTAATGGAGGTAATTGTGATAGTTAAAGAACAAAAGAAAATTTATTTTAATAATCGTTGTAATTGTATAGTTGATAATGACTTATTAGAAAAAGCAATTTTATGGTATTCAAAAAGTCCAACAACAGCAAACAAAAAAATATTTATGTATGGCAGATATCCAGCAGTGAGTATTTATTATGAAAAAATTCACATACACAGATTGCTATATATATTTACGATAAAAAATCTCATTCCAAATGGATATGTTGTTCATCATATAGATGAAAATAGGCTTAATGCTAGTATATCCAATCTTGAACTAATCACACATTCACAACATAGTTCATTACATAATGGAAGAAAAATATTTAACAAAGAAAATTGTAAGATTAGTTATTCTAGCTTGCCTAGACAGAGAGGAATTGCTAAGGATAATATTACATACAAGCAAATTTGGGATTTATATAGAGAAGGTTATTCCATAAACAAAATTTCAAAAGAACTTAATTATGGGTGGCATCAAGTTAATAAAAGATTAAAGGAAATATTTAATAAAAAGTTCGAGGAGGTGGAGAGTGAATATTAGATTAAATGGTTTTGTGGTCTATAAAAATAGTGATAGGTCGTTCCAGCACATAAATAAGAAATACACAACTAATGATTTAAAAAGGATTAAATTTTTTGATAACCGTTTTGATGCACAACAATTTGCAGATAGGCAGAACGAATACCGAGTTAAAAAACCTGATTTTCTTGTTGAAGAAGTATTTCTCTGTGATAAAGAGTTAGCAGATTATCTACAATTTACACATGACGAATATTCAAAACAGTTAAAAGAAATTTACAATTTGATTGAAGAAAAAACAACTGGTCAAGATGAAGCTTGGGGAGATGAAAGACACCAAAGAGCAAAAAGGATAGTTAAATCTTTGCTAGATAAAAACGCAGACTATGCAAAGTTAAAAGAGGAACATACTTTAACAAAATGGGCGATTAAAAATTATTGCAAATTTACTGAACCTTATTTTAATGCATTAAAAGAAGAAATAAGAGAGGTGCGAGATGAGTAGGTTGACTAAAAAATGTGGGGATTGTGGTTATACAGTTCCAGGTTTAAATAGTGTTGTAAAAGACAATGCTGAAATAATAGGGAAGATGATTAATAAACTTGCCGCTTACGAAAATCTTGGCTCGGTGGAAGAAATTGTGCAAAAAATAAACGAACTCGAAGTCTACAAAAGGGCGTTGGAAATGGCTTGTTTAACAATAGGAGAATGGGAACAAGTTTCTGCTACAAACGAAGGGCAAATTAAGTATTTTTTACAAGAAGCACGAAAGGAGTTGGAAGATGAAAAAAATTAATATTTTATGCGTTGAAGATGGAAGTGTGGATGTAGAAAGTTTAGAAGATGAAGGTTTACACGATGGCAAAGTTTTAATATATAGACAAGGGGCAACTCCGCCGTTTGTTTTGAAATTAAAGACTGATGATGGGGAGTTTAAATCCGAGCAGAGCAAGGTCGCTGTCGAGAAGTTGGAAGAGTTATTTAAAAAAGTTAGACAAGTAGTAATTGTAACTGATGTTGACAATACTGATTACTCGACTATAACATTATGGGGCCTGAAAGAAATAATAAAACCAATGATTAAAGAGCTAAAAGGAGAAAAGTAATATGGATTTACAAGATTATTTGAACTTTTGTATGGATTACGGAAGAAGTTTGGAAAAGCATCTAAGAATAGGGACGGCATTAGAATACTTGAATGGTTTAGACGAAAACAAAAATATAGTGGTAGATATGAGTTGGAAAGAAGGGGCTATTAAAAACTACAAAGGTTTTAAAGACAAAGAGTATAGCGAAAGTCGAATAAAAGAAATTGAAGAAACTCACCAAATGTATTTAACTGCTGAATTTGATAGTTATCGTGGAGATTATGCTCAAATGTATATTGGTTATAACTTTGAACCTCATAAATTCACGGTTAAGAATTTGAAGGATTTGCTGTTAGATGCAAAACGCGTCGGCGAGATGGAAGGGTATAAGGGTGGAACTTTTAGTATAAATGACAATACTTTATTGAATATCGCAAGTTATTCTAACTGTGAAGGAATCTTACCTATTGGCTTTAAAGATATAGGCGATGATAATGTTATGCTCTTAACTCAATATTATGAGGATTAAAAGGAGAAAGCGATGAATAAACAAGAATTGATTGATAAAATAGAAGACTTAAGAGAAGAGGGCGAAAGTGATTTAAGAACAGTTATTTATTTTGCCAAACAACTCGACGAGCCAAGCATGGAAGAGTGTGAGTTAATATCAAACGAATATAACATTTGCAATTGTTGTAGTTACAATTTAAATAATTTAATTAAAGAGATAGTTGTTGGATGTGACAATGACGATTTTGAATGCGGAGGAGCCGTTGTACATCAAGTCTTTTGGACAGATAAATATATGAACTACTGCCCGAACTGTGGTGCGAAGATTAAGAAGGAGAAGAAAAGATGAGTAAATGCTTTAATAAAGAATGCGATTATTGTAAAGATAATGAATGTAGGTTTGGTAGAGAAGATAATGCAGGTTGTCATTGGTATATTGGAGAGCCATTAAAAGAGCCATTAAGTAAAAAATTTCAAGATTATGCCGAAGAAGAATTACCAAAATTAAGGGAACAAATCGAGCAAAAAGACCAGCGAATTGCCGAGCTGGAAAAGGAAAATGAAGAAAAAGAAGATAAAATATTAGATTTGAAATCTTATAATTCAGACTTAAAAGAAACAATTTCTAAATTATCGTTTAGTGCCGTTAGATGTCAAGCAATTAACGATGAAGTCTGTCAGTATATTTTAGATAACGAATTATTAAAAAAAGAAAACGCCGAACTGAAAGAAGTTATTAAATTAGCAGAGCAAGAAAACGCCGAGCTGAAAGCAAAACTGCAAAATGCGATTGTGCCGAAGTTTAAGGTTGGGGATAAAGTTTATGTTGTGATTAATGAAAAACAAATAAAAGAATTTACTATTAGAATAATTGAAAGTGGAATTTTTTTAGAAGGAGAAGAGAATGGAAACAAAAATAACAAAATGTGATATTTGTGGAAAAATAATTAAAAATAACTTACAAAAGTATATAATTCCTATTTTATTCACAACGGAACAAACAGAAGGTAGAAATCATAAACCATATATTGATTTTAAACAACTTGATGTATGTGATGAATGCTTATTAAATAGCACTAATATAACAGGATGTGGATGTATGGGTTATAATAAATATAAATTTATAAATTTAAAAAAGGAGAAACAAAATGAAAACATTTGATAAATTAGAAAAAAAAGACACTAGAAAAATTATAAATGATGTATTAAGAGAATATCAATCTCGATTTGAACACGAAATAAATTGTTTAGCACCAAAAACAAAAATTGTATTTGAAAAAACAAGTTATGAAAGTTTTGCTTATTGTGATTGGTGTTCGTGTGATTTGTATGATAAAGGTTTTGATGATGATATGATTAAAGAAATAGAATATTGTCCATATTGTGGTGCTGAAATTATAAGAAACAATTTGGGATAAACGAATTGAAGAAAAAATGAGTAATGATTTTGCTGATTGTGAGTTAGCTTGGTGCTCAAAAGGTGTTGCTAGAATGTTTAGATATATGTGGAACGGTATGTTGCAAGGAAATATGAAAAATAAAGAAAAAAGAATTCATCCCACCCAAAAGCCAGTTGCTCTTTATACTTGGTTATACAAGATACTTTTTTAGGAGAATAAGAATGAATAAAAGAAAACTCCGTTTATTAGAAAGTATAATATGTTTAGTTACATTACTTTTGGTAATGGCAGTTGTGATTGTTGGTATTATAAAATTCGCACAATTTGCTTTACAATATAGTTAGTATATGCTAGAATCAAAATATGAGTGATACATTGATATTACTCCACGGAAAATGGTTTTATGAATTGAAAGATTTATAAAAGAGAAATAATGCCATTTATATGGTGTTATTTTTTTATAACTAAATTTATTAAAAAGATTGACAAATATATAAAAGTGTGTATACTAAAATTATGAAACAGCGAAAAAACATAACAATAGACAAGCAGATTTGGGAAAAAGGAAAAATTCAAGCAAAGAGTTTTGGATTATCATTTTCTGCATATATTCAAGCATTAATAATAAGCGATATAAATATAAAAAGGGGTAAATTATGAACGATGAAAACTTAATACCACTTAACAAACGCTCGCCGAGAGAACGCAAAGAAATTTGCAGGAAGGGTGCAGAAGCGACTAATAAGAAGTTAAGAGAGCAAAAAACAATGCGTCAGTTAATGGAGATAATGTTAAAAACACCTGAAACTGAAAAGAATATTGCTATACTTGAAAAAATGGGGATAGACAAAAAAGACGCAAATATAAAAGCGGGAATAGTATATGCTGGAATAATACAGCAAGCAAAGGCGGGCGATAAATGGGCGATAGAGCAGATTATAAAACTATTTGGCGAGTATGAAGCAACAAAGATACAGTTAGACGGAAATGTTAAAATAGTTATTAAGGATGATTATGGAGAATGAAGTTAATGCTGTTGTGCCATTAAACAAGATATTCCAAGAAATAAACAAAAGCAAAAAGCGGTATAGAATATTTAAGGGAAGTGCAGGGAGCGGAAAATCAACCGATGTTGCGTTAATGCTTATAAAGAAATTAAGCAATCCAAAATATAAAGGGTGTAACTTATTATGCGTTAGAAAGGTTGAAGCAACCAACCGAGATAGCACATTGGCTGAACTTAAAAAGGCAATGAAGATTATATTTGGGGAAAGCGTTGATAAGGTTTGGCAATGCCCGCAAAGCAGAACATCGACAATGCATTGTAAATGTTTGATAACGGGAAATGAGATTATATTTCGTGGGTGTAATAACCAAGAGGACATTGAAAAGATAAAATCAGTCAATTTTGAGAATGGCAAATTAACAGACATTTGGATTGAAGAGATGACCGAGATAACCGAGAAAGACTTTGACATATTAGATGATAGATTAAGGGGGAAACTAGCGGACGGGCATTTTTATCAAATAAACGGAACTTTTAACCCCGTTAGTGCGACACATTGGATTAAGAAAAGATTTTTTGATTATGTCGACAATGATTGCATAACTAACCATAGCACATATTTGTTAAACCGATTTATAGATAATGAATACCATACAAGAATGTTAAAGCGAAAAGAGTTAGACCCCGAGGGTTATTTAGTTTATGGATTGGGCGAGTGGGGAAATGTCGGAGGAACGATATTTCATAATTGGGAGATTAAAGATTTTGACACTAACAACTTTAATTCAAGGAACTATGGGCAAGACTTCGGGTTTAACCACGCAAACGCAATATTGGATATGGGCTTTAAGGATGATGATATTTATATTTGTAGAGAACTTTACGAACACGAAAAAGATATGAACCAAATTATACAGCAAGCGATTGACGAGCAATGGGACAAGCGAATTGAAATGTTTTGCGATAGTGCTGAACCTGATAGAATACTTATGTGGCAACGGGCAGGTTTTAATGCAAAACCAGTAAAAAAGGGTGCTGGGAGTGTAAAAGCACAAATTGATTGGTTAAAAGGCATAATGTCAAAAGACAAGGTTTGCAATAGAAAAATATATATACATCCAAGTTGCGTGAACACGATTAAAGAAATCCAACAATACCGTTGGAAGTTAGACACAAAAAGCAATACATACCTTGATGAACCTGTTGAGTTTTTTGATGACGCAATGGCGGCGTTAAGATATGGAATAGAGCGGGTAAGACAACCGCAAACTGATTTTGGGTTTTTTTAGTAAAAGGGAGAATAAAATGTTTATAAGAAAAAAGCGATTAAAAAAGGCAGTTGATAGATTGGCATATATGTTGGCAGAATATCAATTTGAGGAAAAGTGCGACTTCAATGAATATGATTTAAGGGAATTGACTGATGAAGAATATGCTAAATTATTGAAAGAGAAAAAAGATGTATTTATGGAAAATCAAATAAATGAAAACATTAAAATAGCATTGAGGAGAGAAATAAATGGCAGGTAGTTTTCAAATAGGTTCGTTAGAAACAAGAAATTATATAATGAGAAAGTTCCAAAATGGCGGAACCATACTTGATGTAGGTGCTGGCAGTGGTAAATATGCTTATATGCTTAATAAGCATTTTACAATGGACGCTGTTGAAGTGTTTCAAAAAAACATAACTGATTATAATTTAGAAAAGTTATATAAAAATGTTTATAATTGTGATATCCTTGATTTTGAATTTGAATATTACGATATTATTATTATGGGCGATATTTTAGAACACATAGAAATTGAAAAGGCACAGGCACTTATTGAGAAATTTAAAACAAAGTGCAAAGAGTTAATTATAGCAGTGCCTTATGAATATGAGCAGGGCGAATTGTATGGCAACAAATATGAAATACATTTACAACCTGATTTGACACCTGCAATATTTAACGAACGCTATAAAGGTTTTAAGCCTATATTTATACACGAATTATATGGTATTTATGCGTTAGATAAGGGCGACAAAATGCTATCAATTATAATACCACAATTTAATGAAAATGAAATTATGATTAAGCCTTTGCTTGATGGAATTACAGGTCAAGTTGGAATTGATTATTTTAACATTGAAGTGATAATTATTAATGGTGGTGGCGGACACAAACTAAATGAAAAGTTTTTAAGCCTTTACAGACAAGCAAATTTGCGTTATTTAACTGCTGATAAAGATTTAGGACCTGGATATAGCAGGCAATACGGACTTGACAACTGCAATAGTGATTATGTAATGTTTGTTGACGCTGATGACAGACTTTATTCAGTTTTTAGTTTGAGAACAATAATTAACAATATCGCAAGCGGAGATTATGATTATCTACACGGGCAGTTTTTAAGTGAGGGGAAATATGCAAATGGATTGTTGGCGTATGAAAACAAAAAAGACACTTGCACTTGGATACATAGCAAAATATACCGCCGTCTGTTTTTAGCGGAAAATAATATTAGATTTCCAAAAGAATTAAAAACAAACGAGGACGCATATTTTAACGAATTGGTAAAATGCACCGTGAAGCCCGAACGAGAAAGGCACATAAATGAAATGCTTACTGTTTGGAAGTTTAATGAAAATAGTATTACACGCAAAGACAATTATGAATTTGTAAAGTCTAAAAATATGTTATCTTACATAAAAAGCAAAATAATGTTATATGGCGAAATGCGAAAAAGGAAAAACGCAAAGATATATGAAAATGTGAACTATACTTGTTGTTATTTATATTTCTATATGCAACAAGAGTTTTGGTTTTCGGTAGAAGCGATTATGGAAAAGATAGAAACGGAAAAAGCGATTTGGAAGTTTAGGGAAAAGTTTATGGAAGAATATTCTCGGTTGGAAGAAAAATCATTTTTGCGTATATACAATCAGGCACGAAAAGTTATGGAAGGCGACGCAACTTTTCACGAGTTTGAAACATATAAACAATTTTGGCAAAGACTTGGTATTGATTTTGGGAAAAAGAATTGACAATTTTTATATAAAATGATAGATTGAAAAAAGGAGATAATTATAATATGATAACAATTCAAAATTATAATATATCAAGTGACAAACCAAGATTTTTATATAGTGCTATAACAAAACACCAAACAAGTGATATATACTTGAATGCAAAGACTGCTTTTGAATATTATTTGGGTAAAGATGAAAATATATTAAACAGGTCATTATTGTTTTTAAGCAGTGGCGGGATTGCTGTTGATAGATTTAAGGCAAATAATAAAGTTCCAAGTGAATTTTTCAAAAAAATAGTACAACAAAAGGTTTCATATTTGCTTGGAAACGGTTTAACGATTGATGATAAGATAAAAGACAAATTAGGCAAAAAGTTTGACATAACGTTGCAACGGGCGGGAAGAAGTGCAAGTTATGGTGCAGTTTCATTTGTTTATTTTTATGTGGATGGCGACAAACTTTCACAAAGAGATTTTAACATTTTGGAATTTGTGCCGATTTGGGATGAAGACGCAGGGGAATTAGTTGCGGGCATACGATATTGGAAACTAGACAAGACATCGCCATTGCATTTTGAATTTTATGAACTTGATGGTGTTACTGAATATAAAAAGGACAACAAAAACGGAATAGTTGTCGTTAGTGAAAAACAGCCATACATAGAAAAAGTATTTGAAGATAGCACAGGAAAACGAACAATTGGCAGTCAAAACTTTAATATGTTTCCTGTTATACCGTTATGGAACAATGACATTAAGACAAGCGATTTTACAACTGCATTAAAAAGCAAGATTGATTTATACGATATTGTGTTAAGTGATTTTGGAAATAACCTTGAAGACAACAACGATGTTTTTTGGATTATTAAAAATTATCAAGGGCAAACCCCAGAAGAGTTTATACAGCAATTCAAGCAATATAAGATGTTGCGAGTGAACGGCGATGGTGATGCTAAACCACAAGCATTTGAAACTCCATACCAAGCAAGACAAGTCGCATTGGATATTATTAAGCAAGAAATATATAAGCAATCAATGGCACTTGATACGAGTATTTTAGCGGGCGGAAGTTTAACTAATATTGCTATAAAAGCGAATATGGTTGATTTAGGGTTAAAGTGCGATGAGTTTGAATTTAATGTTTTAGATTTTATTGATAATGTTTTAGCACTTATAAAAGAGTATTTTAATATTGATATTGAAAAAGCAGAACCGAAGTTTATCCGTAGGGATTTAATTAATGACACTGAAATAATAACCAACATTATGACAATGCGAAGTGATATCTCACATAAAACGGCATTAAGTCTTAATCCATACATTGAGAATGTTAAAGAAGAATTAAAAGAAATAGACAACGAAAGAATGGATAGATTTACGATTGAAGAGACGGATGAAGAAATAACCGAAGAGGTGTAAAGTATGGATAAAGCACACGCAAAAACCGATAGAATATTACTAGAAATTGAGAAGAAATTAAAAGCGAGTTATTCGTACGCATACAAAGATGTTAAAAAGCAATTAACTGAAATTGTGGCAAAAATGGAATTGTCGCAAGGCTTAACGGCAAACGAAAGATACTTACTTGCTAACAAATATGACCGATTAACAAAACTAGCAGAGCAGATTACTGATACAATTAACAATGCGGACAAAGAAGCAGTTAGAATTATAAACGGCGAGTTGGCAAACATATACACAATTAACAAAAAGCAAGCAGAAAGTCTATTTGCAAAGTACGGAGTTGAATTTAATGCGATTAACAAGACGGCGACAAACCAATTAGTTGCTGAGAGTATAAGCCCATTTGACAAATTAGCGATTGATAACTTAAAAAGCAAGGACGCAGTTTTGCGGGCATTAAAACAAGAATTTACAACAAGCATTATGACAGGCGAAAGTATACCGAATATGGCAAAGCGAATCAAAGGCGTTACGGAGCGAAATCTTGCTGATAGTATAAGAATAGCAAGAACTGAAACAACAAGGGTTGAAAACTCTGCACGATATGAAGTAGGGAAGAAAGGCGAAGAACTAGGCTTTAAGATGAAACGAGAGTGGGTGGCAACAACCGATGAAAGAACACGGGAAGAACACGCAGACGCAGATGGGCAACAGGTTGATATGGATGAACCATTTACGGTAGGCGGAGAACAATTAATGTATCCAGGCGACACGAGTTTAGGGGCAAGTGCTAAAAACACAATTAACTGCCGTTGCACGATTAAAAATATAATTGTTGAGGAAAGCAAAAAATAATATAGCAAAATTGTTTTTTATTTGACAATTTTTAAAAAGTGTGTTATATAAAATATAGATATATGTTTTATGTCGAGTTGACGAACTATAAGCGGAATTTGCCGACGGGCGTTAAATGGGAGTATAAAATGGATGAAAAACAAAAAGATGTTGGGACACAACCAACACCAAATACGCAACCACAAGCGGTTAATAGTGGAGTTGATTTAGCAGAAATAACAAAATTGGCGGAAGAAAAAGCACAAGCGAAAGCGGAAGCCATTGTTAAAAGTATGTTAGACCAAAAAGGAATCGAGAAAGCAGAAGCCGATACTATTTTAGAAACTTGGAGAAATAACCAAAAACAAAAACAAATAGAACTTGAAGCTTCGCTAAATGATTACAAAACAAAATATGAAACATTGTCAACACAATTACAAAACGATAAAAAACTTGCTATTGTTAAAAGCGAATTAATAGCGTCTGGTGCAAACCAAAAGTTATTAGATTTATTTATAAAAAGCATTGATTTATCTAAATTAGAAGTTGACACAGAAGGCAAGGCAAAAAATATAGAAAGTTTAATTAATCCAATAAAAGAAAATTATAAAGATTTTTTTGGAGTAGTTAAAGATATTGGGACACAACCTAAAAACATTCCTAATACGAATGAATTAGCGGATGACCCGTTCCTTGCTGGATTTATGAAAAATAAAAAATAAAAAATAGGAGAAAAAAATTATGGTTAATAATTTAGCAACAAAATATTCATCAGTAGTTGATGAAAGATTTAAAGAGGTTTCGCTTACCGAAGCAGCAGTTAATAGAGATTATGATTGGGATGGAGTAGCGTCTGTAATAGTATACGATGTGGATACATCAGCAATGAATAATTACACAACAAGTGGTTCAAATAGATATGGAACACCAAGCGAACTTGGAAATGGAATTCAAACATTTACAATCGGGCAAGACCGTTCATTTACATTTACGATTGATAGAAAAAACAATGATGACGCAATGATGGTTATGGCAGCAGGCGAAGCATTAGGTAGACAAATTGATGAAGTTGTTGCACCTGAAACCGATGAATATCGTATTGCAAAAATGGTTCTTAATGCAGCAAACTCTGACGGAACAGCAATTACAACGGCAAACGCTTATAGTAAATTTTTGGACGCAAGAGCAAATATTAGAAAAGCAAAAGTTCCTGTTAATGGTTGTATTGCATTTGTTTCAACAAACTTTTACAAAAAAATCAAACAAGATAGTTCATTTGTTAAAGCAAGTGATATAGCACAAAATATGTTAATTACAGGGCAAATTGGTAGAATTGACAACATAGCAGTTGTAGAAGTGCCTGAAAGTTATTTACTTGGTGCTGAATTTGTAATTACACATCCAGTCGCAACTACTGCTTGTGAAAAATTGGCAGAATACAGGGTACACGACAATGCACCTGGAATTAGTGGTTGGTTAGTTGAGGGCAGAACAAGATATGATGCATTTGTTAGAAAAAACAAGAAAAGTGCTATTGCAACACAAATTGGTGAAATTACGCTTGAAAGTGCAGCAACAGGTACATCGACTGTAACGACAGTCCTTGACTTTGACGGAATGGATACTGCATTGAGGGCAGGTTTTGAAATTAGATATGCTTCAACAGCAACAACTCAAAAGGCAGCAACAGTGGGTGCAGATTGTTCAACTTGGTCAGCATTGGCAACAACTGCAATTGCGACAACTTCTGCAACTTATAAAATAGCAGCAGCATTATGCGACCCAACAACTCACGTTTGTATTGTTCCAACTACAAGTATATTACCAACAGTATATTCGTAATAGGAGTTAAAAAATGATTGAGCAAGTATTAGATAGTATTCATAATTATTTTGAAAATGCTTATGAAACTGGGGATTATGTTTTCGGTAACGGAAGCGTGGCAGTTAAAGGTACATATTATAAAGACGGATATGTTAGAATAATAGGTACAGTCCAAAATGATGGTGTATATAAAGTCGATAACTTTGCCGATGGTGTTTTAACAATAGAGGAATTAAAGGCAGAAATTGCGACTTGCTATATAGTAAGATTGGCAATACCATCTGCCTTTCTTTCTTTATATAATAAAATTGTTACTTTTCAAGCGAATGCAGATAAACATAAGGGAATTGCAAGCGAAAACATACAAGGTTATTATAGTGTTAGTTTTGGAAACAATGATTTTGAAACCGAATTTTCAAGTGAATTATCGGTTTACAAAAAAATACCATTTGGCAAATTAGATTTTATTGATTTTGTGCCTGAATTTTAGGGGTAAATATGAGTGATTTTGAGGTTGAAATCAAAATACAAGATAATAGTGGGCAAGTATTGAGTGAACTGGATAAAAGTATTGAGAGAGCAATGTTTTATGCGGGAAACGAAGTTGTAAATTCAACAACAGACTATATGGGGCAAGTAGACTTTACAGGGCGAGATATAGTAGACACGGGGCGATTGAGGGCAAGTTTGTCTTATATCACGCAAGAGCAAAGCGGAGGCAATCAAGCACAAAAATCGGGCGATAATATAAATGGTGTTGCTGATGATAATAGTGTTTTGTGGGGAAGTAATGTTGAATATGCTTCAAGTGTAAACAACGGAAGTCCAACGAACAAAGCGAGAAAGTTTATACAAAACGGATATTATAATGCAGAGGGCAAAATTAAAATAGGAATTGAAAAGATACTTAAAGGGGAACTGTAATGTTAAGCGATTATTTTATAAAATGCTATAAAGTTACTACTACCACACAAAGCGATGGAACTGGCGGATATAAAACAACTTATGAAGTCGGTAGTGACTTTTTAGGGTTGCCAAGCGAAAAAAGCGTTAACGAGCAGTTAATAGGGGCAATAAAGGGCGAGTTTGCCAAGCAATATAACTTTTCAACAGCAAGCGTGTTAAAATATGACGATATAGTATGTTTTAATGATGTTAATAGCGAAAAAGTATATTTGCGAATAACTAAAACACCGCAAGAAAATCCTGCTTTAAGTTTACAAACCGATTGGTTTCTCTATTCGGCAGAAGAAATCAATATTTAGGAGTTAACAATGACAGAGAAATATGCAAAGATTTTATATAATTGGCTTTCACAATTTGCGACTACAATTAGAGGTGTTTTGCCAGCGAACGCAACTGAGCCTAGCGGAGTATTTTTAACTTATGATGTGGTTGCAGGGAACTTTGGCGAAAACTTTATGCAAGCAGTTTCAATTTATGAGATTGGCGCAACAAACTATGAAAATATTTGGGCGATTGTTGACGACATAGAAAACACAATTAGAGAGTGCGGAGTTATAATACGCAACAGCGATATGAATATCACAATTTACAAAGGCAGTCCGTTTTACCAGGATATAGGTAGCGGGAATGATACAGCAAAAGCGGGTTATATTAACTTGCAAGTAAAAATATATCAAAAAAATAATTAAGGAGAATAAAAATGATAACAGGATTAAATGCAAATACACCAGTGAGATTGCAATTAAATGAAGGTATGTTCTTAAAATCAGCATATACAGGTGTTAAAGAAACCGATGTTGCAAATATAGTTTCGGCAACTCGTGGCGGTGCTACAATTAGCATAGTGCCAACAATTAGACGACCAGTAGTTGATGGGGCAAGAGCAAACACGCTTGAACTTACAAGGATTGATGAGTATGTTGTTACTGCGTCAATGACCATTGTTGAGTTGACAACAACAACAACAAAAATGGCAGTGGGAAGTGCTGATATTAGTAGCAATACCGTAACGCCAAGACACATAGTAAAAGCAAGCGATTTTACAACGCTTTATTGGGTTGGCGAATTAGCAGACGGCAAGAAAGTACAAATAAAATTTAGCAATGCTTATAACACTAACGGATTGAATTTTACAACTACCGAAAAAGGCGAAGGAACTTATGCTTTGAATTTGGTAGCACATTATTCAGTTGATGACCTTGACACAGTTCCAGTAGAAATTAAATTTTTAGGGAATAGTGCAGTTGTAACATTTACAAAGACACCAACTGATTTAACATTAGTTGTTAAAGACGCAGACGGACAAACAGTAGAGGCGGAAAATGACGGTACATACATTTTAACGATTGGCAGTTATACTTATACAGCAAGTGCAACGGATTATATAACCGAAACAGACACAGCATTAGTTATTGATAACGCAGACGCAGTTGTTGGCACAAAAGCAGTTACTATAACATTAGTTTTAGCGGGAGAACAATAAATGATTTTTAAGAGAAAACCTAAACAAAAAATATCAGTGCAAAAAAAAGCAACAGTCTTTGATTTGCCGATTGGCGACAGTCGGGTTATTTTTCAAAACATAATCAGCGATGTTTATGCGATAACCGAAAGCGACACTTTTATTGAGTTGACAACAAAAGTTAAAGTACCAAAAGTTGAAACATACGCAGAGTTAAAAAATATTGTAAAGCAGTTTTCTTCAAAGAAAATTAAGGCATTATTGGAATTGGTTTTTAATGAAAAGTTTGACAATATTATAAATATTTTGTCAGCGATTTTTATGGAGAAGCCAGAAGAATACAAAAAGAAAACAATAGCACAGATTATTGAAGATTTGCGTAATCTACAACCTAACGAAAGAGATGGTTTTATCGGTTTTTTTACCCAAGCACACAAATAAAGTGTGCGGAATTTATATATTTGCTAAACGGTTATAACGGTATTCCACAAAACTTTATGTTTTATTGCGTACAACACAAAAAACAAGAAATCAAGCGACAAGTTTTTGAAACTTATATTGCAAGTTGCATTGGCGGATTGGCGGGTGCAAAAAAGCAGTATAGTGAGATTTTGGAAGAATTAAATCGTTATGAAACGGGAGAGAATTTTAGAACGGGCGAAGATATAAAAGAAGATTGGTTAAATAAATTTTGTTAAAAGGGGGTAGATTATGAATGTTTTTAATTTGTTTGCAAAACTAACGCTTGACGATAGTTCTTATAAAAAGAACATTGAAGAAGCAAAAGGCAAAAACGCAGAATTTGAAACAAGCACGAAAAAAATGTCGCTTGGAGCAAAAATCGGTTGGGCGGCAGTAGGTGCAGCAGTAATTGGAATAATTGTTAAGATTAAAGACCTTACCCTTGAAACAATAAATTATGCAGATAGTTTTGGTGATTTAGCAGCGAAATTAAGTATGTCAACTGATAGCGTGCAAGAATTTAACTATATTGCAGGGCAATTAGGCACTAACCTTGACACATTGACAAACACAATGGCAGTTATGTATAACAAAGCGAAAGAGGGCGATGACGCTTTCGCAAAAATTGGTGTAAGTGTTAAAGACACAAATGGCGAAATTAAATCAATGGATGCTTTATTTTATGAAACTGTTGGGGCAATGAACGCAATGGAAAGCGACAGCGAACGAACCGCGGCGATGTTAGATGTTTTCGGGCGAAGTGCATTGCAAATTGGCGAAGTATTAAATACTGATGTTGATACATTAAAGGCAATGGGGAAAGAAGCACACGATTTAGGCATTGTTATTAGCGAAGATTTGACACAAAAAGCAGGCGATTTTAACGATAAAATGGAAGAGTTCAAACTTCGTGGCAAAGGTATATTAGCAGAGATGTTATTGGGCGAGGGCGGTGCAGAACTAAACGCTAAGATTGATAGTTTTATGGATGATTTTATGGCAGGTTTTGAAAAGGTATTTCCTAGATTTGTAAACTTTGCAATTCAATTATTGGCAAAAGTGATTGTTGCACTTGCGAAAGCGTTACCATCGGTTATTCCTACTTTTATTGATGCCCTTATGAATATAAACTGGCTTGAAGTTGGTTGGAATATTGCAAAGGCGATATTAGTAGGAATTTGGGAGATGTTAAAGCGTAGTTTAGGTGCATTAATTGGTTATGGATGGTTATGGGGTGGAGATACTCCAAGCACACCAACAACTGATACAAATTATTCTGCAAGCGATGTTGTTGGCGGGGTTGTTAGCGAAACAAAGACCTCAACAAAAGTAGACTTAAATATCAATGTTAGTGGAGAAACGGCAATTAGTCAACAAAACGCAGAAACTATTGCAGAAACATTGTTGCCATATATTGACAAAGGATTAGGGAGAGTGTAAAGATGATTAGAAAAATTAGATTATACGGACTAGACAACGGCAAAACGATTGATTTTAGCACATTTGATAAATACATTTTTACTGCTCCAACGGGTTTTGGATTTAAGGTTAATAACGAATATATGGATGTTGGTTATAAGCGGATTAGAATTAGTCAAACAAAGGAATATCAAAGCATTAGCGGAACGATTGAAGTTGTTGGCGAAACAAGAGATGATTGGGAACGCAACTATAATGAATTGCGGGACTTTTGTGCCAAAAACAAAAAAACGGGAATTAAACTATTTTATTCGGCATTGCAAAATGTTGAAAGATATATAATTTGCGATATAAACGAAGTTGGAAAGACTGAAAAATCAAAGGCGTATTTGCCGATAAACTTTGTAATTGATACCAAAACAAATTGGTTGGAAGACAAAGAGATTGACACACAGTTAGTCAAGCAAGACCTTAACGAGAAAAGTATGGGATTTTATGAAACCGACCTTACGGGCGATTGGAAATATAGTTATGGATTTTTATATAACGCAGATCTAGACTATTATTCATATAAGTTTGAGGGCAATGCAGTCGGCGAAGCAGTATTAATAAACAATGGAGATGATACAACACCGCTTTTAATTACTATTTTTGGCGAGTGTAATAATCCAACCGTATTATTATTAGATGTTAATGGAAACACATTACAATCCGCAAAAATAAACACATTAGTTGATGAAAATCAAAGATTGATAATTAATAGCGACATAGACAATTTGGCGGTTAGATTGATAACAGCAACAGGAACGATAATTGACAAAACCGCTTATGTTGATACCGACCGTACAACATATATTGAATTGCCAGTAGGGACTTACACATTGCGAGTGCTTGATGAAGGCGATACGCCCGTTAATGCAAAAGTCAAATTTAGTTGGCAGTTTTTAGGAGCATAAATGAAACAACTTTTAATTCTTGATAGACAATTTAATGTTAAAAAGTTAGGGTTAGTCAAGACTTCTCCAACAATTTTTGACACGATTAGCCCACAAAAAACAACGCTTGAATTGCTTAAAGATGAAAATGTTAATATTGGGAATATTATTTCAATAAAGCAATATGATAAACAAGAATTTTTAGGGATAGTGCAAGATGTTGCGGTAAAAGACAAAACCGAATTATATGTATATCCGTTTATAAATGCTTTTAATTGTGAATGCACGATGGAAAGCATAAATGGTTATGTGTATGATTGGATTGTTGCAACAATGGAAGCGAACTTTGTTGATATTGCAGACAATTCACTTAAACTTAATTTAGAATTTAGAAATATGATGACTTTACAGCCATCACTTTCTTATATTTTTAGCGATGGAAATTTGTTTGAAGCATTAAAAAAGATATTTTACATTACGGGCGTGTACTTGGAATTTAGTTTGAAGTTTGTTAACGGCATTGCAGTTGCGATTTATTGCGACATTTACAACACAAATGATTATGGTATGATAACTATTAGATATGACAATCCACTTTTAGGCGTTGAAAAACCTGTTATTGAAAACTCAATGAACTATGGCACAAACAAAATAATATTGAAACCCGAAGAGGGTGCAAGTGGTAGCACATACGCTTTTTACTTGCTTGAAGATAATACAGTAACAACTGATGAAAGTGCGACTGGCAGATTAGTTCCTGTTAATCAAAAAATAGCGAGATATGCGGAAGGCACATCATCTGGCGAATTACAACTTATAGCAGAAAAAGAATTGCTAGGCGAAGCATATGACCATAATATTTATTTTACGATTAAGCGAGATGATAGTTATAAGTTTGAACTTTACAGAAAAGTTAAATTTATAAGCGAAGACCGCACATATATTTCATATTGCAGTAAAATTGACAAAACACAAGACAATGTGCTTGGCATAACACTTGGAGTTATTAGAAATAATTTAACCGCAAAAATAAAAGACCTGGAAGCACAAACAAGCAGTTTATCAAGTGCTTCGACAACAGGAAGTGGTGCAATTATACCTGTATTGCAATGGGGCAATATAGGTGGCAGTATAAACAATCAAGCAGACTTAAAAAATGCGTTAGCAGGCAAGATACCAACGACTGAAAAAGGTGCAGTGAACGGCGTGGCAACACTTGGAGCGGACGGAAAATTATCGTCAACGCAAATGCCAGCAATTAGGGTTACAGATGTTTATGTGGTTTCTTCACAAGCAGAAATGTTAGCACTCGAAGCAGACGAGGGCGATGTTGCGAAACGAACTGATTTAGGCAAAAGTTTTATGTTAGGCAGTGGAAGTCCAACATTGTTTGAAAGTTGGATACCTGTTACAGACGATTTTGAACCGCTTGGAGCAGTTAGCGACCATAACGCAAGCGAAACGGCACATAGCACATTGTTAGCGGAAAAGGTAAATCCATTGTTATTTTACAAGACGTGCAATCTGGATATGAGTTATACTTGGGATAATGCAATAAATAAAGCGAATGTATTGCTTTATGCGACCGATCCAACAAAATACAATGCAATGCTTAATCCGTGGAGTGGAGAAGTTGGCGGAGGTTCTTTAACATATTCATTGATTGGTTTTGAAGAAAGGCCAATTATGTCGGATTATATTTATACATTAACCTTTAAAGGCAGTGATAATAGAGTTTTTTCTTTGTCATACGATACTGCAAGTGATACAATAACCGTGTTCGAAACGACAGACGAAAACTTTACAGCCGAAGAGCAGACAAAATTAAGTGGTATTGAAGAGGGTGCAGAAGTTAATGTACAAAGCGACTGGAATCAAACTACAGACACTGCTGATGATTATATAAAAAACAAACCTACAATACCAGAAAGCGTTGTAGTAGTCGACAATCTAACAAGCACAAGCACAACAAGTGCATTATCCGCTAATCAAGGCAAGGTTCTTAATGATAAAATATCTATTTTAAATGAAATAGATTTAATATTAAACGGTGGTTATTTAACAGATGCAGAAGCAAATGATATAATAAATGGAAATTATTAGGAGAAAATATGGCGACAAAAAATGATTTATACACAAAACTAATATCAATGAAAAGTGGTATTGAAGATAAAGGCGGGACAGTAACTGTTTTAAACTTAAATCCTAGCCCTGATGAATTAATTGCGGGTATTGCTTCAATAGAAAATGTTAACAATCAAAACAAAACTATAACGCCGACAACAAGTCAACAGCAAATTAGTGCCGATGAAACTTATACTGGTTTGGGGGTAGTTACAATAAATGCAGTAACAAATGAAATTGATAGTGATATTATTGCTGATAATATAAAAAAAGATATTGAAATTTTGGGAGTAACAGGAATACTTGAAATCCTTGATGTAAGCGACACGACAGCAGTTGCAAGCGATGTTTTAGCAGACAAGGACTTTTATTTAGCGAACGGAACGAAAGCAACGGGAACAATACCGACATATTCGGGCAGTACGGAGATAACCGAGAACGCGACTTTGGAAACGGAAGGCAAATATTTGGCGAGTGATATTGTGGTTAATGTTAGCGGGGGAACGCCACCGATTTCAACAGGCGGTTTGTTTACGGGTGCAACAATTCCGTTGACTTATAAAGACAATACGCACGATTATGAGAATACTTATGAGTATAAATCTGCTGGTTATGATATTACAATCAGCGGCTTAGAGGGCAGAGCGACGATTACAGGTAATGGAACAAAAAGTGTTTTAGTTGAGTTTGATATTACAAGTTCGACGAGTTCGTTGAAGAATTTTACAATCACATTAGCCGATGGAACAAATACTTATGAATATAAAGGCATGCACGCACATTATGGAACGACTGTAACGGGGATATTGACACTTGCATATACCAACATTCCAAGAACAGGAACAGGAACGATTGGCACTGAATACAAATTTATTGAAACAACTGCGACAGATTTGCCATATTTCGCATCAAACACGACACTTTGGAATACAATTTATTCATACCAAGTGCTAAATACTTTGGTTGGAAATGTTACGAGTATAGGTAATGATTTCCTAAGCAACTGTTATTCATTCAACCAACCGTTAACAATTCCAGACAATGTTACAAGTATAGGCAATTATTTCCTAAGCTACTGTTATTCATTCAACCAACTATTAGATATTAGCAATGTTACAAGTATAGGCAATTATTTCCTACAATACTGTTATTCATTCAACCAACCACTTGATATTAGTAATATTACGAGTATAGGTAATGATTTCCTAAGCAACTGTTATTCATTCAACCAACCGTTAACAATTCCAGACAATGTTACAAGTATAGGCAATTATTTCCTAAGCTACTGTTATTCATTCAACCAACTATTAGATATTAACAA